CCCTTCCTGGACCTCTATCAGAATCTAGGGGGATTACCAGGAGATCTCTAAGCTTAAGAGGATAGCGTTGGTCATCTTCACCTGAAGTGTCCAACATAAACTGGAGAGAAAATCCAGATTTACCATAAGAAGCCTCACGTTCTGTAAGGTCCAGATCATCGAATCTAAGTGGATCTGTGGGGATATTAGTCTTAATAGGAAGAGTACTTATAAATGGAGAGAGCTTTGAACCATAGAATTCTCGTAGTCTACTATCAGGCATCCTTGCTGGCCAGATTCTACACTCATACCCTCTATCTTGTAGGCTACTATAGAGAGACTCCTCAACCTGTGGTGTACCCAAGTAAACAATACGTCCAACTGTAGGCATAACTACAGCATCAAATTCCTTTACAACTTCTCCCAACTTATCTCTCATGACTTGGGTAAGAGCATTAGAGAGTACTTCTACATCATCTGCAACAATTATATGAGCACGAGAGCCTACAATCTGACCTGTAATACCAACAGACTTAACAGAAGGAGCGTGGGAAGCCCTAGAAGGAGCAACATCAAAAGCAACATTAGAACTTCTCTGATCCTCTCTCGCCTTGAGATGTTGGAGGATAGGCATCTCATGAATGATTCTTTTAGTAAACGTAGAAAAGTCATCAGATCTTTGTTTAGATGCAGATACAACTAGAAATTTAAGCTGTGGATCACATAAGAGTTTCCATACAACAAAAGCTGAAGTAATCCAGGACTTCCCAACTCCCCTAAAAGCTTGAATTATAAGTCTCTTGGGGCCTTTCTGTAAGTAGTCTGCTATGTCATATTGTATAGGAGTAGGCTCAGGTAAAGCGAGATGCTTCCAAGCTAGGTAGAGAAAGTTCCTGAAATCAGACTTAATTAGCTCTAGCTGAGTCTCTTGGGGTCTCATCAAAAGGAAGTTCCTCTATCAAGTTCTTTATATCAATATTATTAGTACCAGCACACTCAATATTATTATCTCTAAGAAACTGCCTTGCCACGTTAAGGTCTGCTGGAGAAGCTTCCCCTGATAAAATCTTTTCTTTAAGTATTCTGGCAAGTATCCCATGAAGTTCACCTAAGTCCTTTTCTGTACTTTTATTGCTCATAATTACCTCGCTGAAAAGCGTTTACTTTTAGATGTTTTGCTACTTCCTGAAGATATACTTCGTTTTTTAGTAGAACTACTTTTTTTTCTAATACTTAAATTACTAGAACTTCTACTAGTTGAAGACGTAGTTTTTTTATTCCATACTGCTCTACCATAACTGTCTTTAGAAGCAGTTTTACGTCTTTCTCGTTCTTTATTACCTATAGCATCATTAGCTAAGTTCTTTGTAGGTGTGTTTGCAATAGGAAAACCGGTCCCCCAAGTATATGGAACACCCAAAGAATTATTTAGTCCGTTCTGTGGAAACATACCAGAACGAAATCCAGGGTTTTGTTGTTCTGCTGCAACACCAGCAACCGCTAAACACATTGGTTATTCCTCATCTTGACAACTTCTTAAGAGATTATATTGTTTATGTAACCAAGCATCAGTAACCTTGTAGTGATGCTCATCTATTTTTACTATTTCCATGTCACTTGGAATGATTACTGCTTTGTCTGTCATGCAGCTTACTAAAAAGAAGGGTAATACGAGAACTATCCCCATCTGCAATAGCCTGATCAAAGTCTTCTTTTCTTTTAATACGTTCACGTTCAGGTTTTCCTTTCAGATACCACAAAGCTATCTGGAAAACAGCTTTAAGTAGTCCAAAGATTCCCATTATTTTACTTTTTATTCTTTAGGATATGGCGGTCCATACCCAGTTTCCAAGTAATACCACCTGTCATACCAACTAAAGCCCAAGTTTCAGGAGCAAACGCATGATATCCCATCATTTGACAGATACACATCATGATTCCCATGAGCATCATAAAGTAAGTCTTATATCCTGGCATAAAACTATCAAAGACTCTAAGAATCGGTTGAATAAGCTTTTCCATGTTTTTAGTTCTCCTGTGGATCATCTAATAGTCGTACTGCATTAATAATAGATATAGGAATACGTCCTATACCCCGATATGCCTGAGGCATTTTTGGATCTAAATCTTTATTATAACCAATAGTTACATATTTACCACTAGTTCCTATATAAAAACCTATAGTATCGTATAATGTTTCTGTATTTTCTAGAGTAGAACCTAATGTTATTTCTTCATTAGAATCATCATAAGCATCAAACCAAGTGATAACTATAGGGGAACCCCTAGTTAAACTCTTAAGAATCTTTTGATTTGGTTGGTCCATACTCAGTTCCCCTATGTTCCAGTAAATGTGAAAGAATTAAGTTATTACTGTTTTTTAGTGGCTCTAAGCTGCTATCTAAGTCATCTCTGGTTAAAAGATTACGCTCAGCATCATCTACTCTTTCTTCTAAAGCATCTAGTCTACCAAAAAGTCTATTCACTATCCAGGCTCCTATTGATGCGATAATGCCAAGCAACCAATATACAATATCACTGAATTTCTCCACTACAATCGCCTCGCACTTCTTCTATTACCAGTTTACTGGCAAGATTAGTACCAGCATTAATTGCCACTGTTTCCATAAGACCACCACCACATCCACCTAAAAATAAAGTTGCAATCAGTATAATTTTCACTCAACCCACTCCCATTTCATGCACTTACCGCTGTAATAGCTGTAGCTCAAGCACCGCCAGTAACCAGTTAGTATGTAGATCAGTTCCATTGTTACGGTTTTGGGTATTTATTTTTCACTGCGCCGCCTCAAGAGCTTCAATCCGAGAGGTGAGGTCGGCAATGGTCGCGGCTTGCGCTTCCACCAGAGCGGCGAGTTCTTGGGTTGCCTTGACATTTTTCATATAAAGGATGGAATACTTGAGCGTCTTGATCGTTTCGCCCGTCTCTCT